TACACAATGGCAATGAGTTCCGCAGAGAACCCTAATCCGGAGCCGAAGTCAGGTGATGTAATTGAACTGACAGAATTTGGTTCTTCAAGACCCGGAGGTAGAGGACCTAAAAAATTCGAAATCACTGAAAGGCTCGACCAAGATGTTGAGCAGCTAAACCCATTACTTGGACATTATGTATGGTTGATCAAAGGCAAGAGATTCGATTACAGTTACGAGCAGGGTATTACTGCCGAGCCACAACTACAGCAACCTACAGATGATACATACCATGGTGGTCTGTCAGCGACAGACTCTGGTGACATACAATTAAACGATGATACACTATATTTTAATGATGTGGATAGAGCGAGTCGAAATATATTTGATTATAGTGTATATGGTGATTACGACGATATATACGGTGGTTACGACGATTAATCTGTCTTGCTTCTGTTTGCTTCTTCGTAGTCAGGTATTTGCTCGTTTCTCAACTCACTTATAAACTTTTCAGCATCTTTTATGCTGTCGAACAACAGCTCAATCCGCTCACCATTACCGGAAAAGGCATAACATACCTTGTCTTGTTGCTCCCCAGACATGTACACACGTATCAATGTGTATGTTACACCAGATGTTAGTTGTTCACGCTGTTTATCAAATGTCGTCAGTCCCGTCGATCTGCTTTTAATTTGAGCAGATGTCATTCCGGGGCGGAGAGGTTGTGGCCGAGAAGGTCTCGTTACTATTTGAGTACCTACAATGTAGTGCATGTTGGCTCCTTGCTCAAATCATCAGCTATTTCGAACAGCATACTTTCTGTTCTTTCATCAATATATTTCTGTATAGCTATAGGTTTCACCCAATTGACGTTTTTTCCTCTAGTGCCCAGCTGTTCTGTTTTCTTGTCTATAATATCAACAGCTTCAATTAATGACATCCATCGACATATCTCATATTCTGACATCGTGTATGACTTCTTACTTTTTCTAGAGGTTAATACTCTGTTTGTTTCTTTGTGTTTATTAATATCAATCATGGTAAAACATTTTTACTAATTTTAAAAGATAACCGGCTAATAATGCAACGAAAACTTTGTCTGTGCTGTTTTTATCGTATTGTTTGAGAGCCTTGTTTAAAGTTTGCATACCGGTGCATAAATTTTTATAATGCTGCTTTTGCTCGGTGTTGAGTTTATTAGTGTTGTAATTGTATATTAGATCATTTAAATTACACAGCAAATCTACGTTAGTGTAATCTTCACTTATTACTTTACTGTAACCTGCTTTGAAACTCTCAAATCCCTCGTAGTCTCTTTCCCGAAAGAATTGAAACACCTGTTTGTTCAATTGATTGTATGATATTTTTTCTGTTTCTTCCGCTGGTTTAATAGAAGATGGTGGCTTAGTCTCGTATTCCATTTTATTCTTTATCTGATATTTCTTTTATTGCTGCTTCCTTGTCTTTTACATACGAACCAACTGATAGGGATTCTTTATTTATACCAGTTGCGGATTGTGCTATAGTTATATCTATGTACACTGCGTTGGGTTTGTTGCATGTATCACATGTAAAATTATTTTCTTCATCCAATCGCACGGGTATAAAATTTAAAGCTTTGCAATGCGCGCACTGTACTTCAACTCCCTGCTTACTATATTCGATTACTCGTCTTGTTTCTTGTATAGATTCATTAACTCTCATTCTATACTCCATGTATGTGTTCCATACGTAGAATATAATGATCTGTATTAGAGTCATGACAATGATTCCTTCTTGTAGCGGGTATTGTAAAAGGAAGTGACCGGCAGAAGCAAACACCACAGAAACCAGCAGTGTTTTAATTAATGATATTGATATTTGTTTTATCTCAGGCATGGAATTCAGGTGTACTTGTACCAACACCCAATCCATCTAAATCACTAACGATTTCTTGAATTGCTGCGCCAATCACGGTCATTTTTTTATGTATATTTTTCACGGCTTTTAATGCTGTTGTATTATCTTTAATAATACTGTTTTTCGCTGATTGTGCAACTTTACTTTTTATTTCTTCTGCAGCAATGTACAAATCACCTAGTTGTTCACTTAATCCATCTTGTAGTGGATATGGTAACCTATTTGGTGCTTTGTCCATTTGAGATTCCCAGTCCTTAGCCTGGGAGATCAAATCCAGTAACGTGACCTTACCTGGTTTATGGTGCATAGCAGTTTGGCCAGGGCCTTTACCTACACCCATAAAATTATTAGATCCTATCTGCAGATCTTCAAATAATGTATCATTTTTCTTTTTTTCTGAATCCATGTTCATAAATACTTATACAGATTGTATAAATAATTAAAGATATGAATTCATTCCGGAACAGATTTTTAGGTTTGCTAAATGAAGCACCAGAAGACACTATTGTTGCACCTGAAACAGGTGCAGAACAAGCAGCAGTTGCTGATACTATGGATCAACCAGAAGCTGCAGAACAGTTGACTATTCCTGACAATCCAGAGATTGCTCTGAAGCAACAACAAACACAACGCACCATACAAACACTAACTACATGGATTGGTGAGGTTGAGAATTTTATTGACTATTTAAACGGTACAGATGAAGGTTCAATAAATTTTGCTTTAAACTCTGCAGATTGTGATAGTCTCATGACTGATATACAACGCAGTGAGAGTAAAAAAATCTCTAGATTGGCCCAAGATCTATCCAGCTTAGGGGAATCTCTCAAGCAATATCTACTATTGGCTAGGCGCAAAGAGGCAAACTCTGATTCTATCTAATCTGTTTGAGTTTTATTATACCCTTGATACCGCAGTATGTATTTTCTAGAATGTACTGTTCTGAGATCTGATCTATTTTGAAGTGTATACACATGTCGTTCACATCTTTGAATTTTCGACCCACATCCCGCGGCCATATAAACACACACTGATCGTCCTTGAGTAATGTTTCTGTTTTTATTCTGCTGGTTTGGTCATTCCATTGACTGTCTAGCACCCATACTTTTTGTGTCAAAAACAATCTATCTAGTTGGTTAGTTTGTGCTGCTGTTAATGAATTTTTACTACGTTCTTGTATACCAGCCACAGCAACAGAGTTTTTAATGAAGAAAGAATCGATCGGACCTTCAGTTATGAAAACATTATCTGCACCGGAATCAATATTATCGTAATTAAAGAGTGTTTTTTCACTATTTGTTTTTGATAGATATTTTGGTGTGTTGTCATCTACTAATTTTCTAGACTGGTAGAATACAACATTACCGGATTTATCGTAAAATGGTATTGTTAATCTGTTCTTATGTGTATAATCGCTCAAGCTTACAAACAGTGATTTTGGTTTGTTAGCAGCTTTATTCAATCGACGACTTAGTATGACGTCAACTGCTTTTAACACCATGTCATTATTCTTATAATATGTTAATTGTGTTTTATCAAAAATGTTTATACTGTCCTTAGGTAGATCCTCTGTGTTGGTTTTTATCTGTGTTTCATTTATTCTCTCGATGCCATACTCATAATCACATTCCTCAATCTGTCGCATCAATTCGCGAAAGGGTATCTTCTCAACTTCCATGATCCAATCTACATGCGAACTGTACCAACCGCAATTATGACAGCAAATCACTTCATTTTTTGGTATATAATATAACCGGCTTTTTCTTCCCCAGCTCTTGCCCTCTCTACACACAGGGCATCCACCTGTATATGTATTTGTAGATTTTGCATATTTAGGGTAACCAGCATGCTGGTAGAATTTTTGAACTACAAACTCTTCTGGTACTATCATTACCTTAAGATAGTTTATATCTCATGAAACGGCAAGTTATTTTTTATCTTCAACCTTCACAATACCCTTCATTACAAACCTACCAGAGTCTGGGCAAATCCAATGTGCTTCTGTGTATATCTTTTGCCTGTCCTCTCTTGTACGTATCTGTGGTCGAATTGGCGAACCACTAAATGGTGAGGAGATTATTTTTGGTTGTACTAAAGGTACGTTACTCATGATATTATTTAGACAGACCGAGGGAATTTACAATGTTTTCCAATGTTCTGGTTGTATTTGTTTCAGTGAAGCGTTCTTTCCACATGTATGAATCTGCTATTATCTTATTGAAATTACGACTCTTGCACAAATCTATAAACTTGTCAAAATCCGGAGCCGTTTGTTTGTGTTTATTGTATTGCTCTTGATACAACTCAACATCATCAGGGTGTTGTTTTAATCCATACTCCAAATCGATCATCTTCAAATTGAAATAGTAAGGCTTGATCTTTTCTGATCCTAATTTTTCTTCTAGTAGCTGATCAGTTTCGCATTGCTCTAAAAGTTTAGCAGCGGTCTTTTTACCGCACCTCTCAACACCTGGTAAGTTGTCTGATTTATCACCTATCAATGATTTGTATCTTAAAAATTGTTCACGAGGCACACCCACCACCTCTTCGAAATTTTCATTCGTTATGATTATATCTTTTATGGGACTATACACAGAAGTTTTTTCATCAACAAGCTGCAGCATATCCTGATCAACACTAACAATCATTTTGTTACCTTTGGTTTCTTTGGACATCCAGGAGATTACATCGTCTGCCTCGAGTATACCTGGGTACATGTTCTTAACACCTAGTGCTGATAGTATCTCGGTTGTTTCATCCTCAAAACTAAACACACGTTCATTCTTAGCAGTGTCTCTATTGCCTTTATAATCAGCTTGCTTAGCTTGTCTCCTGTAGTTCTTGACACCACGTATCAATCTCTTATCCCATACAGAGTATATGTTATTACATTCAAATTTATCGGCGTATTTCTTGACACTTGTCAAGAAGATATACACCGGGCTAATTTTTCTTTGACCGCTTTCTGTTATCCACACCACTCGGTGTAGTAGATTGCTTGAGTCTATTAATATTTTGTTTGGCTTTTGATTCATTATATTGTGCGCAGCAGATTTCATATACATTATGTGGTAGCTTCTCAATATAGTCAACTATTTTTTCTTGTATGCCTTTGTTGAATTTCTCTTTGGGTACTTCTACTGGTTCATTATCCGGTAAGCATAAAAAATTGTAATTTTTATCATCTTGACCAATATACACAAAAAAATTTCCCTTGTAGCTACCTTCCCTGATAGCATAAATCCTTCTACGCATTTTGTCTCTATTGAACCAATTTATCATTTGAAGCAATCTTGTTCATGCACCGGTAAAGACTGTCGACAGTATTTGGTAATCTCAAGTTCATGTCAGTTATTTTTTTATCGGACAAGACACAGTTAGACCTCTTGGTATCTGTTCTCTCATACAATTGTTCTAATGAGATAGTTTTCCAGTTGGGGTTGCTTAAACCTTTCTGTTTCAACATCTGTATAATCTCTCCTGTAGTGACTGGCTGTGGGTTTACAACATTGTATATACCGTACGGATGGGATTTACCCGAGTCTAATATATCGGTGGAAAAATACAATACAAATCCGCACAGATCCTCGAGGTTCGTGAGCGAATTTTTCATATCTATCACATTGTCGTATTTTAACAACTTGGTCAAAATACTTCTCGGTGATGATGTATCGCAAAATGGCATGCGAATACGAAATATATATGTTGGTGTATCTGCTAGCATCATCTCACATGCATGTTTGGTCTTACTATACCAACTGCTCTCTGAATTATGCAAACCGAAATTAGGTTCATCATCTTCAGTATAATTTTTATCATAGCCTGTGTATATACAACCGCTAGATATGTGTATCATTGGTACTATCAGATCTTTGCATACCTTTTGTATATTAACTGGTACTACTACGTTGTAATACCAAGTATCAGGTATATTATGTTCACATGCATCTACGTTGGGTCTCCCGGTGTAACCGCATGTATTTATAACTAACCGGATCGGTTCTTTTTGTCCTTTGATGTAATTTTTAAGTACGTGCCGATTAGTGTAGTCGAGCTCTTGTCTGCTCAAGTGTATGACATCAAAACACCGGTATAAGCATTTATATAGTGACATGCCTACATACCCTTTTCCCAAAATAATTACTCTCATCAAATTTGTGGTGGTAGTAGGTTTGTAGGGTCCCTAGGATCTGAATATTTTGATAAGAATTTTTGGACTAATGTTCCAAGAGAGTCGGAATCTTTTGGAGTGGATGCATTTATTATACTCACCGGGTCACCAGATACTGTGTATCCCAACAATATGAAACAACCTAAATGCTCTTCTATAAATGAATTGATAGTCGATATCTGTTTCTGTGATAAATTTCTTTTTTTTGCATATTCATCTAGATTGGACTGTATTGCCTTCTGTATCTTCTCTTTGAACATATCATCAACCTTTTCCGGAGATGGTTCTTTTTTCTTTCTCACCGGTTTTCGTTTTGGTTTTTTCGAATCGTCAGATTCGTTATCCTTATCATGTGTCATTTGCATGCTTCTTGCTGTACTTTGTACTGTCACCTAATATTCCCCGCTCGGTCAATAGATTTATTAACACCTCCATACTGCTTGTTTTGAGAACTAAATTTCGCTGAAATCTTAAACCACTGTCATTGATTTCAAATTCCGGTAGACCTCCAAAGTCGTCACGATTCACCACGCATGTTATGAAGATGGATTCATCACTAGGATTTATCATTAACGTCCATTTCCTGGGATCACTTAACGCGTAGCTCTTCATTATGTCCCAGACAATATATCCATTGTCCTTTAATCTCTTCTTGAAATATGACAGTGTGTGTATCTTGTTCTTCATTAATGTTATTTACACTTGAGTTGGCACATAACAACTTTAACCTACAAATCCTGATGACACTACCATTATTGTGGTTGTTTTTGTTTTTATGGTGAATAAAAATACATTGAGTTCTGGATTGACGCTAACCTTCAAGTTATCAAATCTAATAGAACTGATAATCCGGATTGTTTCAAAACTCAACGCTAGGTCAGTCTTTAACGGATCACCTGTGTACTGGTCACTTATTGTTTGTGTGAAACAATCAACGTTGTGTCTTTGCTTGTCCGTCAAACTGGCCAACACTTTGCCTTGCTCTGTCGAAAAATATATCTTGTTAGTATCTGTTGTGAATGTGCTACCCTTAACTAGTTGGTTGATCACACCCGGGGGCATGTTGAACGTGAAGTTGAAGTCTATCTTTTTGATCTTTTCGATGTCTACAGCAGGCGGATCGATTATACCGTCTTCAAGTAAATGAAATTTGAAACCTACGTTACTTGACTTGTATTCGATATTGTTATTGTTGAACTTTAAATCGATATCATCTTGATCTATACATGACATCACTTTGATCAATCTGTTGATGTCCGGAACATTTAAATATAGAGTTTCCGGTACTTCATTTTGTTGATCCACAATACAGTTGACAATCAATGTACCATCGCTGCTCGAGCAGAGTGATGTTATGTTTTCATTACGTATCTTTATTACAGTATTTTCAGTCAGTTTACTTATAGGTGACAGAAAATTATTAACAAAGTCGTTTTTATTTTGTATTTTTATTTGTACCATCTAGTTTAATTGTAATTGTTTTTACTTGTTTTGCAAGTTCGGAATATACAATATCTACAATATCATCTGGGTCCTTGAATGTTCCCTTGATGTTCACTGTGTTGATGGTGTATGTGATACCACGTTTAAACTTGAATTGTTTTTTAAAAACACGTTGCTCGAGCTTTGACAACCTCTCCTCAATTTCATCAGCGACTGCAACATTACTTACTTGCTGCTGCAAAACCGGTGCAGGTATTTGTGTGACTTGAGGCTTCAGTGTTTCTCGCGAGTTGTTTGGTGCCGGAGATAGAGTTTCTGTGTTGTTACTATCAGATACAAACATGTTCTTGAGTGTTTCTGTTGGATTTATTTTTAACGCTTTGTTATTACCCTCACTACCGACATTTTGTTTGTCGATCTCTTTCAATGAACCTGAAACATTTCCCAATAGAGCTGCCACAGCATGTATATCGCTCCTGGCTAGAGCGTTAGTGTCAGATTCGTGATTTCGATTCGCGTAAGGGTTATCTTCTGTTTGTGTATCAGACATCGTCCAAACCGGCTAGCAGTTGGTTGATCTTGTCATCCTCAAGAGGTTCATCTTCTGATGCTTCTTTAGATGGTGTATCGAAACTCATGGGTACATCCTCATCCAGCTCAGGATCTGGACTAGATTTATTAGTTGTTTCATTAATGATGTTCTCGGTTGTACTCTCCTCACTTCCTGGGTCAATACAATGAAAATGTTCATCTAGCATTAGCTTTAACTCATCGTAAGATTTAGTACGGAAGGTTTCATCAAGCTTGAACGCGTTGTCATATATCTCTTTAACTCTTGACTCTGTCAATCCAGGAATTGCGCCAGGGATTAAAAATTTACTGGAAACATAAGTCGGGTAATCTCCTTGACGTTCACAACGCACACGAAATGTACATCCGTTCTCACTCAAATCAAATATTTTCTCACCAAATTGACCGGCATCTTCGCCATCAATTGCTTCCATTATGATCTTGTGTAATTGTTTTCCATAGCGTAAAATTTTTACAGTGTCATTGTTTTCCGGATCCGATGGATCATTGATCACATATGCGTTGACTAACCAATTCTCACGACGATAGATCGCTTCTGCCTTCGCTTTCTCTTCTGCACTACCTCCTCTATACACTTTGAGTCTATGCTCTGCAATTGGATCCCGATCACCCCAAGTTGTCGGACTCACAGCTGTCACGTATTGACCGGTAGAGAAACTGGTCCAACCATGGCTGTAATAGTGATAAAATGTTTTACTTGGATCTTCAATATTGGGTAACAGTCTGATCTCGTATGAATTACCGGGCTTGGTTCTCAGTATATCTGCAGTCCTGTTAGAGGAACCTTCTTTAGTTAGAGCATCTTTGATGCTCGCGAACATGGATTTTGTGAATGTACTCATTTTCTTTATTATAGTTTGTGTTTATGTTTAGTTCAACTTTTTTTTATTTTTAAATAATATGTCGTGGAATTGTTTTGGTGTTAATTTTTTGTTTATTTTTTTCTGTATATACAAACGGTATGTTTGGTATTGCTTCATGAGCGTATAATGCTTGAGATCGTATTGTATTTTCTCAGGATATATTTTATATGGAGCTTCAAACCATTCATTTATGTTTATATTATCGTATCTCATGAACAATTTTGCAAGTTTTTTTATGAAATAATATTCTGGTTTGTCTTCGAAGTCTTTCCACTCTTTTCTCAACTTAAACGGTTTGTTCTGATTCGATCTCGTGGTGGCTAACCATGCATTATATATTTGTTTCTCCAACCCGGTCATTATAACACAATATTGTTATCCTGTAAGTAATTTCTTATGTACTTTGAACGGTGTAGTGTTGAATCATAGTTTAAAAAGCATTTGAACACGTCATAATCCGACTCTACATCACACAGCTGCTTGAACAACTCCCTAAGTTCAGGTTCTTTCATCATACATAAGAATATATTTGGTAAATTCATTTTTTTATTCTTTATTATACACACATATGCACAAAAGCTCAAGAATATATGTGCGTATTCATTCTCATACGCATTGTGTAACGGGTCGGTTTTAGCTACTGCATCTTTTATATTCAGATTCATGTAGGTTGTAACATTTTTGTTATTGTTAGTACTTGTTCTGTTATCTTTCCACCGGAAGAGTCGACGTGACCACCTCCTTCAGCTAGAACTTTGGCTAAATTTCCTAGATGCACATCAGCAGCAGTTTCTTTGTTCTTCCGGAAGCTCACGCGCTTTGTATTTAGATTCATCACCATACATATATCACAATCGTGTCTGTTTATCACGTGATGGGCGACTTCGTTTAAGCTCTCACTGCAGGTTGTAGCATATAAATTATATTTCTTACCCTTGATTGGTAGTTGTCCTCTAAATATTTGCAGTTCTGATATTATACGCTTCACTTTTTTGTTGTTCAGATGTATAATATTCAAATGGTTTTGGGTGAATCCATTGAACCCGGAACCAAAATCTCTTTCAAATTGCTCCAATCGGTTACCAATATAATTCCACAACACTACGTTTAGATTGTATGAGTCTTTCAGTTTGTGTTGATAACTGTCATAATCATCCACCAACAAAACCAACAATTTTTGTTCGTCAGTCAATATTCTATCCGGATATTTCGCGCGGAGAAGATCATATATCAATCGACAGCAAGATGTGTGCTTTTTGACAAGTACTGTAGCATGTTTATACTTGTCAATATTATCAACGTGTGTATCGTGATGATCTATGATGGTTATGTTCGGCTTATCAACTATATCTAGATTGTCCTGCGACACATCAAGATCCATGATGTATATCTTATCATATTTTTCCGGGTTGTTTTTAGAACACCAGTTTAGGAATGTCTTCCGGAAATTTGATTGTGAACAAATTTCAGCCTGCATGTTCAATTTTGTCAGCCATTTGAATGTGACATATGACCCCGCTCCATCTAAATCACAATCTGTAAACACCATTATTTTTTTCATCTCAATTGTTGATTATTTAACCGCTCACACGGTATTAATCAACTGGATAACAAGTCCAGTGCATTCATTGTGTCGGTCATGTCAATACTACGCACTTGTTCTGCAGCTTCGCACAAAGACAGCGTGTCATAATTGATCTCCATCACGACACTACCAAAGTTTTCCCCAAACCGGTTTTTCATGACACCAAGCTTGAGTACACCTAGCTCTATATCCTCTTCTTCTCTCCAAATACTAAATATAGCATCAGCAGTTGCCGCCAACCCGTAACTTTCTCCAACCGTGTCCAACCCGGGGTTTACTTCACTGTAACCCGCTCTGTTCAACTGTGTTGCTGTTATAACGGGACATTCAAACACATATGATAACGCTCTAAGTTCTTCGGTTGTATATTTTATGCGTTCATAAGAGTTTGTACCTTGATCACTCTTGAGCAAGTTGACGTAATCAACAACAATCGCGTCCGGTTTTATGCCCTTGTCAACTAATTTTTTAATGTAACCTTTGATATGCTTACAGCTGACTGTACTTGGTGGGAATTCTTTTACAATTATACGTGATTTAGACTTGGAATTTTTATATTGCTTCACGGCGTCCCGGATATCATCAGTACGTGAATGTAAATCTCGAATTGGTATTTGTGTCAAATTGGTAGTTATCCTTTTTGCATAAACTAACTCGCTCATCTCGAGACTTATCAGCAACACCGTCTTGCCTTGATCTGCAATGTTCTTGGCTATGTTGCCTAAGAATATACTCTTCCCGATGTTAGTTTCGCCAGCGAATACGTATATTGCTCTACCATTTTCCAAGAAACCTCCATCCATCTTTTTGTCAAGCCAAGGCCAACCGCATGATATAGTGTCATCAACAGTTACTAAATCATCGATATGTCGATCTATCTCATTCACATAATCTAAACCTATATCTGTCTCGAGTGTTATGCCGCATGCCTTTTCAAACCGATTCAATATATCACTAGTGTCAACATCAACTTGATTGGCCTGGTCTGCTACCTGCAACAAAGTGTTGAATACAGCTTTTTCTTTCAAGAATTTTTCTGTATTTTGATACAACTCATCTTTGTTAAAGCTGCTTGTGAAGTTCTCAAATTTAGCGACTACCTTCTTAAAATTTTCTTTGAGTTCTGGTGTAGTTAAGTAACTTTTTATCTCAGTCAATGTTGGTGCAGCACTTCTTTTGAGGTAATACTCACGGACTATACCTACAATTTCCGAGATGTTCTTATCCTCGAAGAATTTTTGATCCAGATGGTCGATGATACTAGCCAGATATGGCTCATCAGTTAACATGTTGTACATGATCACTGTCTCATAAAATTCATGATCTAATTTAGGTTGCATATTCTGTTATAAATTGTTTTTGAGATTGTTTGAATGTTTTATCCTCTAGTGAAGACAATCCAGGGCTCATGTGTGTGGTGTATATTGGGTATGTTCCTAGTTTTAATTTTTTTGCATTGGCGTCTAAACATGATGCTATATCATAGTGATGAAAGTCGTAGTTTTCGTTGAACCTCCAACCTGTTTTGAGTGCGGTTCTCAGATTTACCGCGAGAAACAAACCATCTAATATCAAGCATCTCGAAGGCCATGGCCCAAAACTTGTTGTCATGAGCTGCTTTGATCCATTTACTGGATGAGCCACTGCACCAGTCCATGACTCTCTGCGAGACATCAAATGCCACAGTGCAGGTTCCGCAACTTTCACTTCTTTTGATCCTGCCAAACCAGTTATATCATATTTGAGATCGTTCATCGCTGTGTATAGCTTTCCTCTGAGTTTCAGATCATCAATAAATATATCATCATGCGCGAACAACACAATATCATGAT